TAGCGATGGTCAATTTTGTTATTTAAAAGGAAAAGATGAAATGATTCCTATATATGTATACTTAGGAGTTGACTTAGCACATACAGCTACAAAAACATCAGATTATCAAGTTATTATGGTTATGGGTATAGATGCTAATAAAAATAGATACATTATTGATTATTTCCACGACAAGATACCAGCTTTTGATATGCCAGAGCAAATTATAAAAATAGCTAAAAAATATAAACCTATTAGAAGAGTTGCAGTAGAAACGGTAGGTGCTCAAGAAATGGTCCGTGATATGGTAGAAAGAATGGTAAAAAAAGAAAAGAAACTATTGCCTGGAATAAATTTAGGGGTAAGACCACCACACGGCATTAAAAAAGAAGATAGATTAGAAATGTCATTAGGAAGTATAGTTAATACTAAAAAACTTTATATTAAGAAAGAACATACAGAGTTACTAGATGAATTGTTTCAATTTCCTAAAGGAAGAAATGATGACTTGTTAGATGGTTTATACTATTCTGACTTTTTTGCAAAGCCACCTAGAAGTACTGTAATTAAAAAAGAAGAGTATGAAAGCGTAGATGATTTGATGCCTAGAATGAAAACTAAAATAAATTGGATGACAGGACTAAAAGTATGAGATTTCGTAGAAACCATAATAGTAAATTAGGTAGGGTTATGAAATCTAATTATACATTAGATAAATATATTGTCTACTTAAAAAGGGTGGAAGGCTACAAGAATAGAGTAGGGGATACGTTTTATCCATATGAATCACCAGAAGGTGGGTTAAAAACTATTGGATATGGGTATAAGATTAAAAGCCTTGAAGAACAGAATGTTTTAGATAAAACAGGTATGAACGAATACGAAGTTGAAGAAAAGCTTATTGAAGAAGCTGGAATATCTTTGTATAAAGCTGAAAGATATTGTAATAGAAAAAATTACGACTGGTCAAGAATTGACAAAAAATTAAAATATGCTTTAGCTGACATATGTTTTAATGTTGGAAGTTTAAGAACTTTTCCTACAACTACAAAATGTTTAGCTAATAATGATGTTATGGGAGCTATAGATGATGACCCAACAAGAAAAGGTTTTAAACATTACGAAAGAACCTTCAAAGATGCCGACGGCAATAGAAGAGGTCTTGCACGTAATAAAATATTTTATAAAGAATTTTTAGAGTCATATGTGGAGAAAAAATGATTAAATCAGAAAAACTATCAAAAGAAGTTAGAAAATTCAATTTAAAAGATAATGTTCAAAAAAAGATTAAAGATTTTATGAGTAGATTTACTATAGATGCTGAAAACAGAAGAAGAAAAGAATATAATGCAAGAGTTGATGCAGGAGAGGCTAAAGAAAGAGTAAAATATTTGCATACCTACAAAGGAACAAAATTTGACAAATAGTCATAAAGGAATAAAATGGTAAAAGAAGACCAAAAAGCAAGAGATAATAGAAGCATATTTAGAAAATATGCAGACGCAAGAAGAGATTGGGATGTAGAAGCTAGAGATGGCATTGATTTTACATTAGGAAATCATTTTACTACAGAAGAATCAGATGTTTTACAATCTATAGGTCAAGCAGACTTTACAGTTGATAGAATATATGCTGCTATTGATAAATTAAAATCTTTAATGACTTCTAAGCCAGTTAAGTTTAGTGTATTAGCTAGAGAAGATTCAGATGCTAAAATGGCTAATGTTTGGAAAACTTTGCTCGAATACATATATGACATATCAGATGGACAACATCATTTTAAACAAGCAGTTCACGATTATGCTACAACAGGTATGGGATATTTCTATGCATATATAGACCCAGAAAAAGATTTTGGAAGAGGAGAAGTTATGTTTACACATATTAATCCTTTTCGTGTTTATGTAGACCCTGCATCAAAAGATAGATATTTTAAAGATGCAGCAAATATAATTTTGTCAACCATTATTACAAGAGAACAGTTATTAGACTTGTATCCAGACATAGAGCAATTTTTAGATAAAATTGAAAAACATCAAAACTCTGATGTATATGACGACTATCCTGACTCTTTGAATAAAAACTCTCAAAAAGTATTTACACCTTCAGAGATAGATAATATGGACTATGATAGTGCTATAACTGATAGATTTAGAATACTTGAACGTTTTACAAAAGTAAAAGTTCCATTTTATAGAGTAGCCGATAACAAAGAAGAAACTGAAGTGATTATGAGTCAAGAACAATTTTTAGTTTTTTCAGAACAAAATGAAAGAGGTATAGCAGATGGAAGATATGAGTTTGTAGAAATATTACAAACTAGAATTAAAGTTACAGCATCTATTGGTCAAGTATTATTGTATGAAAATATTTTAGATACTGATACTTATCCAATAATTCCTATACCTAATATATGGACTAATACTCCTTATCCTAAATCAGATGTTAATAAAGTAAAAGATATGCAAAGATTGCTTAATAAGTTATTTTCTCTTGCATTGTCGCACGCACAAACATCAGCAGGATTAAAATTACTAGTACCACAAGGAAGTGTTGAAGATTTAAGGCAATTAGAAAAAGACTGGGCAAATCCTAATGCAGTTATAGAGTATGACCCTAGTTTTGGTGAACCTCATTATCCTTCACCTCAACCACTATCAGGTGAATTTTATGCATTGATAAACCAGTGTGAAAAATACATTGATTTAAATTTTGGTGTTCCTGAATTATTACAAGGTATGAAGTCAGGTGCAGCAGACTCTGTTAGAGGTACTATGCTTTTAGCACAAATGGGTGAAGGTAGAGGAGCAAGTAAATTAAGAGATATTGAAATGTCTTTACAGCAATTAGGTAAAGTAATTTATCAAATGTCTAAAGAACATTATACTTTCCAAAAAAGTTTTAGAATTGTTCAGCCTAATAATGATATTACTGAGTTTAGTGTAAATGCTAGACTTTATGATGATAAGACTAAAGAATTAATAAAAATTAAAAACGACATAACAGCAGGAGCATTTGATGTTAGAGTCGTTGCTGGTTCTACAATGCCTTCAAATAAATATGCAGAATATCAAATGTATATGGAGGCGTACCAATTAGGGTTGATTGATAGAACCGAAGCTTTAAAGAAAACTGATATATTTGATAAACAAGGCGTTCTTGAAAGAACTGGTGAAGTTCAAAGAATGCAAAGTATTATTGGTCAATTACAAGACCAAATAAAAGTTCTTAGTGGTGACTTACAAACTGCTCAAAGGGAATCGATTGCTGACAGAAAACGTGTGGTTGTTGAAAAATTCAAATCACAGGTGGGTAATGCTGTTACCAAAGCGAATGCCGATACAAGAGTCAATGCTGAGAAAGTAAAACAAAAACAAAAAGAACAGGTGCAGGCTGATATGAGCTCTTTAATGTCGGAAGATATTAGCGAGTTATAAGGCACATCTAGGAGGTTCAAATGAGTGATGAAACACTAGTACAAGAAGAAAATGTACAAACTTTAGAAGGTTCAGAAACTTCTGAAAATAATGTTATAAGTGAAGAAGAAGCAAGTCAACAGGATTTGAGTTCCGACGTAGCTGAAGATAATGAAGCACGTAAATTCCAGTCTATGTATGACAAAGCTCAATCTGAGGTAGAAAAACTTAAACCAGTAGCACAGCTATTTCAGGACAATCCTGAATTGGTCGATGTAGTTAGAAACCACTTATCAGGGGGTAAAGGACAACAAGAAGAACAAAAAGTAACGTTAACCCAAGAGGAATTTAATCCTTGGGATGCGTACACAAATCCAAATTCAAAGTCTTTTGAAATGAGACAGCAAGAAATTGATGATGCAGTAAATGCTAAAATGCAAGACTATATGTCAAGACTAGAAGCTCAAAGAGCTGTAGACAATTTGCAACATAAAGCACAAGCAGACTTCAAGTTGTCAAATGATGAAGCAAAAGAATTTGTACAATTTGTTACGCAACCTAGAGAACAACTTCCTCTAGATACTCTTTACAGCGTTTGGAACGCTAAAAAGAACGGAGTTATGACAAGTAATAATAATATTGAGTCTGTAAAAAAGACAAAATCAATTCCTAAGTCAGCAGGTCTAGTCCAAGGTGGAGAACCACCAAAGATTTCAGACAATGATGCAATGTGGGAAGGTATTATGAAAGCTGGTAACAGAGGTTCTATTGGCAAGAGTATCGCCAAAAAATAATCTTGGAGGATTAAAATGGCAATTAATAGTAATATGTTGAAAACAAGTTCGTTTTCACAAGCTACTACAGCTACTAATGCTGTAGGCACAGGTATTGCTCCAGACCAAAGACGATTATTCAACTTATCTGATAGGATTGCTGAATTAGCACCTGAAGAAAGTCCATTTTTCGTTTACTTGAGCAAGACTGCCAAACTTCCTACTGATGATTCTTTGTTCCGTTATCTTGAAGATAGAACAAAAATTAATTATACAAGTAGAGAGTTTTTCATTGACGGAGATGTCAATGGTGGTTCAGCAGTATCAGCTGGAGAAGACTACACATTTACTGTGGAGTCTGCAGAAGGTTCAACAACTTCAGCAGGTAGAGTAGAGCAATTAGTAAAAGGAATGGTAATCGCAATTAGAACAGTTGGTGGTGCAGTTGGAGCTGCTACTTACGGAAATGTTATCGTAAGAGTAGAAACTGGACTTACTCAAAATTCAGCAGATACATCCTTTACTGGAAAAGTTATCTCAGTATCAAGCACTTCAAATAGTGTAGATGTTGTTGCAGATACTTCCAGATGTCAGATTATCGGTTCAGCATACGCTGAGGGAACTGGTTCACCTGACGTATTTTCAGACACAATCGACGATGGATTTGGATATACTCAAATCTTTAAGACTGCTGCTGAAATTTCAAACACAGCACACGCAACACAGTTACGTGGATATGCAAATGAGTTTGATAGAGTCTTAGCTCAAAAACTAAGAGAACATAAAATCGATATTGAAAGAGCTATGCTTTTTAACCAAAAAGCAAGAATTGACGGCGTTCAATATTCAGAAGGTCTAATTGGACATATTATCAAAAATAGTTCAGTAGTTGCTGGTTCATCTGATTTATCTTATGAGTCAGGTAAAGCTTACTTTAGAACTGCTCAAGCTTCAGAACTTACTTATGATAGATTCCTAAAGGACTTTGAAGTTCTATTTGACCCAGCTCGTGGTGGTTCAAATGAACGTTTAGCATTATGTTCATTACCAGTAATTTCATTCTTTAACAAAATGGGTGCTGATGGTTTCTTAAACAAAACATTAGTAGACGGAACATCAACAGGTGTTAACGATGTTTCTCAGTACAGAGTTAATATGGATAAATTATCTGGCGAATTTGGTCATCAATTAATGGCTCTTAACACTATTCACGGTTCAGTGTATATGGTTAAAGAACCACTATTTAGAGGGCATTCATCTGGTATGATGCTTATGGCTGATATGAGCAAGCTATACTACAGACCTTTAGTAGGTAATGGTATTAACCGTGATACTCAAGTAATGACTAATGTACAAGGTGCAGATGAAGACTTAAGAAAAGATATGATTCTTACAGAAGCAGGTCTAGAAGTATGTCTTCCAGAGTCACACTACTTGATTAACTTAGAAGGAGTGTAAAATGGCTAAAACAAACGTATTAGAACAAAATAGTGCTTCTTATGGAGCACTACCTCAAGGTTACGTAAAAATGCCTGATGCTGACTTGACTTTATTAGCAAGTGACTCAGGTAAAGTAATTGCTATTGAGGATGTTTCAGCAGATAGAACAATCTCACTACCAGCAGAAGACCAAGGCTTAAACTTTAAGTTTTGGTATGTTGGTACTGCAGCTGACGGACACGATTTTATTATCGACTCAGGTGCAAATGCTAACTATTTCTTAGGTGGTGTTGTTCACATTGACGCTGATGCAAACCAAAGTGGTGACGAGGCAGTTCCTGTATTTGCAGACGGAAATAGTAACAACAAATTGCAAGTAAATTTACCTGCAGCTGGAACTATGATTGAAATTGTTTGTAATGGAACACAGTGGTATGTAAATGGCGTAGTTGTATCAGCAACTGCTCCAGCATTTGCAGACAACTAAAACAGTATAGGCTACTGGGGGGAGGCATAGCTTCCCCCAAACAGCTTAAAAGGAGTTATTATGTGGAATATATTTAAAGACGAAAATGAGTATAATGAAAAAGCAATTATAGGATTTATTTCCTTTGCTTTAATGTGTGTATTTGGAATTGTAGACTTGGTTATGGGTATCATAGGAATAGAGCTTGTAGTAAATGATTATATTTACAATTCATTTGTTTGGGTAACATTAGGAAGCTTTGGTATAGCTGGAGCAGAAAAAGTTTATAAGAAATAATAGGAGAAAAAAATGGCAAATTATAGTGGAGTAGAAGTTAAAGTTATAATAAATGATATAACAACTGCAGTTAGTTCTGTTGATGGTTCATTAGCTAAAGAAGTAAAAACTTTTATAGCAACTTTAACAGATAATACAATTATATCTATTAACACAGTTAAATATGATGCAAGTAGAGTAGCTTACATAGTTACTTATATGTAGTATGGCTAAATGTCAGCATTGTAATAAACCGAACCCAAAAGGTCATTTTAATTGCAGGTCTTGTGGCAAACGTGCTCATCCTTCAAAATGGAGCACACAATTTGTTGTTAGAGATACTCCTATGGCTACAGCTATAAGAAAAGACCAGATAGACTTTGGTACAAAAGATATGAATGTTCATATTAAAGAAACTCAAGAAAAAAATGCAAAAGCAAGAGAGAAGAAGATAAATTCGCTTATAAAATGGAAGTAAATTGTGAGAGGTTTATACAAAAAACAAACTAGAAAAAGTAATGGACCTAAAAAAACAAGACAGGGTCGTGGAAAAAGAACTAAATATGGCAATAAAATGAGTAAAAAGTATTACAAGAAAAAGAAAAGAGGTCAAGGATGAGAAGTCCTCAAGACATAGTATCTGAAAATAATGTAATGCAAAATGATGAGATGAAGAAAGAAATCAATAGAGAAAGCGTTCATTTAGCTTTAGCAGCAGCTGGACTTACTCCTGGAGTAGGTATTTTTGCAGATGCAGCAGATACAGCATTGTATTTAGCAGAAGGAGAATATGGAGATGCTTTATTTTCTTCTGTAGCTATGATACCATTTGTAGGTCAATATGCTGGTAGTTTAAGGTTGTTAGAAAATGCAAAAAAAACTGGAGAACCAACAGTAAAGTTTTTTAGAGGAGTTACAGACGTAAAATATGAAAAAACATTTGAAAAAGACGCAGCAAGAATGAAATCTTCAATAGGTTTAGATAAAAAAGTACCTGAGGGAAATATAGTTGGTGGTGGTGATTTAATTCAATCTCAATCAGGTGCTTATAAAGGAACTTTAGGTCGTTATGGTAGCACTACAGATTTATCTGAGCCTTCAGCTATGAGGCAAAGAGAATATTTTGGAGTGGATGATGCTACTAGAAACTTACCTTCTCAAGCATTATATACTTCTACTAATCCTGATATAGCAAAGCTATATGCAACTAAAGGATTTAGTGGAGCAAATATTCCTGCAGATTTTGCAAGCAGAAAGCCTTTGATTTTAGAATTTGAAGTACCTGTAAGCTGGTTACAAAAAAACTCTAATAAAATACTTTCTGCTGATAAAGATTTATATGATATGTATAAATTAGGTGGACCTGGTTCTAAGCTTCCTGGGCAGTTTCAAGATATGACTGTATTTGATTTAGGTTTACCAAAAGGATTTTTAAGTAAAGTTCATAGATATGATATGGATGAAATGAGAATGAGCAGAGGAACAAGTTTGTTTTCATTAAAAGCACAAAAAGGTACAATTTCTTCAGATAAACTTACAAGCACATTTGATGACATAAGAAAATCTCAACAAAAATCTTCAGAAGGATATAAAAAATTGTTTGAAGAAGTAAAAAAAATAAATGAGATAAAATAATGGCTAACTTTGCAACAAGAATAAAAGATTTAACTGGATTTGATGCAGATACTTCTGCAAAACAAACAAGTGTAGATGATTGGTTAACTGCAGGTGCTCGTACAGTGCTCAACATTTTACCAATAAACAAATTATTAAGAATTGCAAAAACAGATAATTTTACAAATGATATAGACGTAGAAGGTAGAAAAATTATTTCTGTATTAAGAAAAGATGCAGCTAATAATAATTTACATATGCCTTGTAGAGAGTTACCACCATCAATGATGGGTAAAGTAAATGATGCTAATTATATGGAAAAAGCAACTGCATCTGACCCAGCATACATTATATATACAAATGTATTAAATACTTTTCCTGTTAGTGCTAATTCTAGTGATAGCAGACTAGTTTCTATAGATACGTCTATTACAGTAGCATATAATTCTAGTTCTATATCAGACTTTCCAGATGAAGCAGAAGAAGCAGTAGTTTTATATGCATCTAGAAATGCACTAGAAAGACTTATGAACGACATACAAACAAATAGCGATATAGATAACGCACTTGCTAGCGTAAAAGAAGCTTTAGAGCAAGCAGAACTAGACTTAGATAAAATGAATGGTGCAGATGAATCAGTTTTTGGAGATGAAGATACATTTACAACTGCAAGTTCACAACTTACAAGAGTAAAAGCTGCTTTAGACCAAGCAAAAAATGTTATAAACAACAACCAACCTGATGCAAATACAGATGCATTTGGTGCTCAAGCAGCAGAAGACACAGAACTTGTTGCATCAGCTTTAGCTATAGTTCAAACAGAAATTCAAAGAGCTCAAACACATTTAGCAGAATGGACTTCTATTGGAGATATGAGAATTAAACAAGTAAATGCATCTCTTTCAGAATCTCAAGGTTTAATAGGAGAGATGACAGCAAGATTAGGTCAAGACCAAGCAAAATATCAGTGGTATACACAGCAGTATGCACAAATAGACGCAAGATATAAAGAACAAATACAAACACTTCAAGGGGTGTAAGATGGCAGTAAAAACATTTACAGGTAAAGAAATACATAGTAGAGTTCTACAAGCAGTTCCTGAATTATCAGAAAACTATGTATTAAATTTAATTAATCAAGCATTATTAGATATTGGACAACATAGTGCCAATCATTCTAATGCTAAAACAAATTTAAATCATAATCAGTTATGGTATGCACTGAATGACGCAGAAACAATAGGTATTAATAAAATATATAGATGTTCTATTCAAAATAAAGATGGTGAATATATAATGATACCTAGGTTGACACCTTCTGAAATTAAACAATTTTATAATGAAACTATTGCTGACAGTAAAACAAATACAACTTGGACGGAGTTATAATGGGAGCAATATCAAGTACATATACAGACCCTTCTGATACTTTTGTATGGTGGATAGAAGGAGATAGAATAGCTATCGCTACTACAGAAGGAGATGGAACAACAACTGAAACTTCTGAAGGAGATTTAAAAGCAGTTCAATTAGGTTCAAGTAATTTTATCACTGGTGGTATAATTATATCTTATAAAGGAGACCCTGATAGAATAGATGCTATTACTGACACTTTAGATTTGGATAATAGTTTACAACCTTTGTTAATAGATTATGTAAAGGGTCACGCATTATTAGATGCAGCAGCAAAAGATGCAAACCCTGCTACAGCACAAATTAAAATAGCTTTAGCACAAACATTTCTTAATAACTATAAAGAAGGTTTAAGAAAATTTGGTATGAAGAAAGTAGATAAAATAGGGGGAACTAGAGCAGTAGTTCCTGCAAACTTGGTATAATATGTTTAATGGACCAAATGGAGCAGGAAAAGGAGACAAGCCTAGACCTATGTCTATATCAAAAGCAGAGTATGATAAACGTTGGAAAAAAATATTTAACAAACACAGATTAGAAAAGGCAGGCATTAAAGATGGAAGTAGGAAAAGACACTAAATTTACCCTATCTATAGAGACAGGTGTTAGCATACTTGTGACTGTAGGTATGATTATAGGTATGTGGTATTCTTTGCAAGCAGAGATTGAATTAGCTAAAGAATTACCAGAGCCTGAAGTTTCACGTATGGAATATGATTTAAAAGACCAAATGATACGTGATTCTATATTAAATACAGAAGAAAAAGTAGATAAACTTGAAGAAAAGGTAGACTCTGTTAAAGACGATACAAGAATGATTCAAGAAACTCTACTTGATATGAATAAAAACTAATGAGGTTTACAGATGAACAACAAATTTATATCATACTTGGTATTAACTTTTTGCTCGCTATCATCTTGGTTGCACTCACAGTCAGTCAACTTAGATAGTTTTGCAGAAGTACAAGGACTGAACGTACAAAAATGTGCAGTAGTACAAGTTAATGCATCTTGGAATCACTCAAATAGAGTTAAAGTAGAAAAGCTGTCTAAACTTTGTTATGTAGGCGAAATAGATTTAAATAATAAAACTATCGGTGCAGTCATTCAAAAAGAATGGAATATCAAAGTAGTACCTACTATTATTATTTTGAAAGAGGGTAAAGAGGTAATGAGATATGAGCCTGGTATAAGTATGAGATTTGATGAACAAGAAGTGTTTGACAAAATAAAGAAAGTGATACAATAGTATGGCAAAAAAAAGAAAAAAAACTAAAAGAAAAAAAGGTAGTCCTACTCCAACAAATAAAGCTCTTTATTCAAGAGTAAAAGCTGCAGCTAAAAGAAAGTTTGATGTATATCCTTC